GTTGGGTGCGCCCCTCAGTCGATAACTTCGACGTTCCAATTGTATGGAAGATCCCCTTATAGTTGATGTGCCATCGGAAATCGTGGTGGTTAAACCAACTCACCACGACCCGAATAAACAACATACTGCTAGGAGTGCTGTCTTTGTGAGCCCGGGTTACCGGGCTCATGAGGAATGGTACATACCGAACAGTGGTAGTAAAGCCTCGTGGAAACCATTCCAACACTACAAGTGTTGGATGAATGCCGCAGGCGCGGGGTCCTTCTTCGTACCTATCGATACCGCTGATACAAACTATCAGATGGACACGATAAACGTTAAAGGACCAGTACTACCCTATACGGGCCATTACGGAGCGGTTGGTAAGCCAATTGAATGGCTACCCTTGTTCTATGATCCGATGTTGGTCGACGGCTTCGTGCCGCCGCCAGCAGACCTGGATTGGCTGAAGCAGCAATCGTTAAATGCGATGCTGCCCACCATTAAGGGTCAACTGTCAGCTGTCAATTCCTTGTTAGAATTAAAGGACTTGATCAGCCTTAAGAAACGGATAGAACAGCTGAGGCTGTTGTGGAAGAATCCGGTCGTAACCCATATTCTGCGTTACGCTCGTTTAAATCCACACTTAACAGCTAAGCAACTGCTACGTTCGGGGGCTGGTGACTATCTCCAATGGAGTTTTGGTCTCCGCCCTCTTATCTCTGATGTGCTCGGTGTTTACCGAGCTGTCAGACAGACTCAAAAGCGTGTAAATGCTTTTGTTTCTAGCGCTGGTAGGACTAGGACCTCGCACTATACGAGGGTACTAGAAGAGTACACCCCGTACCAACATGATGTTGGGTGGGCTGGTTCCTGGAGCTATGTCAATTTCACTGACCCAAACGGTCAGGGAATTGAAGGCTCTTGGTCAATCGCCGCTCAGTGTCACACGGAACGGGATGTTTGGACTAATCCTACAGTGTTCCACGCCCAAGTTGAGTATAATTACAACTATACTCAGTACCAACTCGAGAATGCTCGAATGTTAGGGCTACTGGATGCTATCGGGGTCAATTTAAACCCTGCAATCATCTGGAATGCCATACCATGGTCCTTCGTCGTTGATTGGGTCGCGAACGTGAGTTCGTGGCTTGATCAGCAGAAGGTTGGTAACATGGAACCGCGGATAAACATACATCGCTACTTGTGGTCGGTGAAGAGGGAGAGGCGTATACAGCTAACTTCGCGTATTAAAGCGAAGGTAAACTATATTACCACTAATCCCTCCTATCCTCCACAGTCAGCATCACATCCGGTTGTCACTGAAACGGCTTATCGCCGTTCCATTGGTATTCCGGATGCAGCCTCAGTTCGTCTGAGCGGGCTAGACTCGCGAGAGTTTAGTCTCGGTGCCGCGCTTGTCATAGTACAAGGCCGTAGGCCCCGTAAACCACGTCATTAAGACGAAACGTCAGTTCAAACCATAGAAATCAAATATGTTAAGCGATCTGCTCAACACAAATGAAGTCAAGAATGCCGCGGGTGTCGAAGTCGAATTTGAACGCTTCGAAACCGTGGGCCGTACTACCACGTTTCACCAGATAGGTGAATCTCCTGCAAAACCACATACCCTCAGTATTAAACATACTGAATCGGGGAGTGGCCTCGCTCGGAGACGCAGGTCGGCGCTCATCATCAACAAAACAGTTGATAGTGACGTCGATCCATCGCAAACGTGTGTTTGCCGCGCTCAGTTTACCGTCGACCTCCCTGTTGGGATGCTCGAAACGAGTACTGAGTTTGGCAATGTGATAGCAGAGGTGATCTCGATCATGGCCTCCAAAGGCCTGTCGACGACGATCCTCTACGACTGCACAGGTAACGGCGCTAAGTCGCTCATGGAGGGGTCCATTTGAACCCCTTGAGAGCGCTTGCCATCGCTGGTTTGATATGTCTGGCTGCAATAGCTGGATGTACTTTCCATCGATTCAACCTTGGGATTGAAGAGGGATGTCTGGGCCCTGGTGGGACGAATAGTCCTCCAGTGGTTCCGGTCATCCTTCCCTAGGTCCTCCGTTAGTGGCGCCGGGGTTATTTCGCCCCGGCGCCATGCAGGCAGTGCCGCTACGGCGGTGGAGGAAGGGTAAAACCCGACTCTATCCACCCGTACGCATCAGCACGGTTTGCAGTAACCTCTCCGTAGTTCGCACCTCGTGGAATCACGATTTGCGACGCCTCGCGTATGAGTAAGCCTCTAGAAGTAGAGGTGATAACCATACGTTTAAGCGTTACGGTCTGGTCTTCTGCAATCCCGCCTTGCACTCGGTTCTGTTCCCGATCGTCGAGATGCATCCATACGTAGGCTATTTTTGGCCTACGCGGAGCTCTCTTCTTCTCGGGGACGGAGGCATGTGTCTTAATCGGCATATGTTTATTGGTTGATTGACTTACGGGTATCGTGTTGACAGCAGGTCGGCTAGGAATTGGTACCATATGGCCCAATATAATAGCCTAGATGAATTAACACTCATCACTGCCGTCGTACACGACGTCTTCACATACATGGAGTCAGAGTTCGACTGTAAGGCTCGCAGGCAAACCGTTAAGAAATTAACGGAGCGTTTGCGAGCAGAAGGATTGAGTTTTCTAACGAAAACTCTACCACGTCTCGGAAAGGCGCTTGATAAAGCGTTGTCCGAGGCACTCCCATTGAACGCTATCGAGCTGAGGTTCGAACCCCAGCCTGGTAGTAAGCTGCCGAAGTTATTCGGTGAGCTATTCAAGAGAGTGCTAGATAAAGACGGGTGTGTCCTTCCTAATCCATGTACTAAAAGCGTCCTACACTTAAGGCGGATCCTCTACTTATATTATAAGTATGAGCTGCCTTATACGAATGATCAAGAACAAGCGGTTCTTTCTAAGTTCGTGAGAACTGAGGAAGAGCTTGCCTCAATTAGTGCGTATCTACGAATAGTAGGACGTGCTTGTGACGAAGTTGCACCGACTGACCGTATTCGAAAGGATCGGTCTATAATCAGTGTAACGCGCAAAGCGAGACAGCTCCTATCGGACCTGTTCTCGAACTTTGATCCGCTTGATATAGTACCAGACCACGGACCCGGCGCTGTTGCCACCCGGCAACAGCTATGGGAGAAGTGGAACTGGACTAATATTGCGGCGAAGATCACAGACCGTTACCCCTTGGATGGGTTCTTTTACCCAACCCAAGGAGCCGTCTGCGATAAGTATCACCAATTCGATAAGATAGGTGATAAGA